AATAAATATAAGATATCTGATCCCTATTCAATAAAAAAAACACACATTTATTAACAAAAGTTTGTTTATTAAGTATAATAAAATTATCTTTACATATGTCTTTGAGAAAGGTACATAAACGCAAGAAGGAAAGTTTCTCTTTACACAAGGTAGAATATACAGATACCTATACTGAGGAAATGGATTGTGAAGGTTTAGCAGTACTTAAATGGAGTATGTTTGATAGTCCTGATAAGTTAGGTAGTGGTAAATATTTTATGGAGAGTGAACCAGTTTTTATATTGGATGAGGTGTTTAGAAAAGAAAGACTCTCAGGTTTTATATTTAGAGGATATGTAAGTAAGACTTATGGTGATAAGATAGCTATACCGTCTAATAGTGGTCATAGAGTTGGTAAATCCATAAAGTTTAAATGTATTAATAAGACTAAAAGGCTTAAACTAATTAGAGGTCTTATTCAATATGGTATAGAAAGAATAAATGTTTCTAATGAGTGGATATACTTCGATACGGATAACTACTTAAAAGATCAAGAGTTTGTTTTGTTTTAATTATTTCATTTTGTTTTTTAATTATGGAGAGGTGTAAAAGCCTCTCTTTTTTAACTTTAACATTTCTTTAACATTTTAATTAAATAATTATTTGTATGTTTGCATAGAGCAATTAAAACAGATGAAAATATTAATAATTAAAATAAAGCAATGGTGGAACAAAGTAATAGTACTAAAACGATAAACGACTCTGCTTGGGAGAAGTTAAAGAAACAGATTGAATATCACTTAGATCAAGATAGTAATTTAACTGATATAAGAATTAACTACCAAGTTAAGATACCAGCAAGAGGAACAAGAAACTACTTAGGATTAAACGTAAACATAAACGAATAAATAATGAAAGACTTAATAGACTTTAAAAATGCACAGATTACTGCATTACAGAAAAGATTATTTGAATTAGAGACTAAGGTAGGTGAGTATGAAACCTACATCTTTGAACTAACAGATAAAGATTGCCCACAAGAGTACAAACAAATAGTTAAAAACGAATTATTAAAACCAGAGTAAATTATGACAATTTTAGAAAAATTACAGAAGATTCAATTAGAGTTAAAAGTCTCTAAAGCACAAACAAATGCGTTTGGAAAGTACAAGTATCGTTCAGCAGAAGACATCTTAGAATCTGTTAAGCCACTTGAAAACAAGTACAAAGTACTATTTAAAATTAATGATAAGTTAGTTCAAGTAGGAGAGTACATTTATGTAGATTCAGAAGCTAAGATCATAGACATTGAGTCGATAGATAGAGAGAGTTCAGTATCTTCTACTGCACAAGCTATTATAGACTTTCAAGCTAAAGGTATGCAAATGCCACAGAGAACAGGAGCTGCATCTTCTTACGCTAAGAAATACGCTTTAGGGAACTTATTATTGATAGATGATACTAAAGATAGTGATGCTACAAATAATCACTCTAAGAACTCCAAAGCTACATTAACGCAAACAAGTAGTGAGTTTGATAAAGTGAAGAAATACTTGAAGGATGGAGGTTCTATGGATGCAGTAGAAGCAAGATACACTATGTCAAAACAAGTTAAAGAAATCTTATACAAACTTATCTTAAACGGAATTAAATAATATGAATAGTATAGAGTTAAAGCCAACAGAGAATGAAGACCATTACAGACTTATATTAAACGGAGTAGATGTAACAGGTGAACAAGAGAGAAGTGTGTTTAGACACATTATAGAGACCATAGATAACGGAATAGAAGTAGGATTATAAATATTAACAATTAAATTAAAATTAGAATTATGAGTTTACAATTAACAGGAACAATTAAATTAATCGGAGAGAAACAAGTATTTGACTCTGGATTTCAGAAAGTAGAATTTGTTATCACAACAAATGACGAGAAGTACCCTCAAGATGTTAAGTTTGAGATCGTACAAGATAAGGTAGATGACTTTATTAAGTACAACAAAGTAGGAGCATCAGTAGATGTAGATTTCAACGTTAGAGGTAATGAATACAATGGTAAGTACTATGTGAGTCTTTCGGCTTGGAAAGTGTTTAAATCAGGAGCTAATGCACCAGCAACAGATATTGGTGTGCCAACAGAAGAGTTAGCAACTAACGATTTACCTTTCTAAATTAGATAAGGGGAGGTTTAAAAGCCTCCCTTTTTTTATTAATAAAACAAATAACATAATGCAAGAATTAATTATAGCAGTATCAGTAACTACAGTACTATTGTCTTTATTAGGTAATATACTTATTACTATTCAAATGATTAAGGCGCTAAAGTATATTAAGAAACAAAACAAAAACAAATGACAGAACAAGAACTACAAGAACAGAACGATCACATAATGTATATGCAATCTATAGAAGAGGAATGTGCTATAGATATAAATAAAAAGATTGAACATCCACCTATAGCTATTGGTTTTAAGACTAATAAAGTAGCATTTAAAGATGGTAATGTAAAGGAGTTTCCAACTGCAATTTGCACCTACGGTAACTTTAGCTTCGTACAAGCACCTCCAAAATCAATGAAGACTTTCTTTGTTAGTTTATTAGGTTCAGCATTTTGTAATCCTAATGGTAGATTTACTAAGGGTATGAGTTCTTTTAGGGAGAATAAACACTTTGTTCACTTTGATACAGAGCAGGGCGAATGGCACTCACAGAGAGTGTTTAAGAGGATAGAATGGATGAATAAGGGATTGAATTTAGATTTCTACCATACATTTGCTTTAAGAAAAATAGGGTATAAGGATAGGATAGACTTTATACAATACTACTTAGATTGTATGAGAGAAGAAGATAAGGAGATAGGTTTAGTCGTGATTGATGGAATTGCAGACTTAGTTAGTGATGCCAATAATTTAGAAGAGTCTTCTGCTATAGTGCAAAAGATAATGTCTTGGACTTCTATTTACAACTGCCACATAGTAACTGTAATACACTGCAACGTCAAAGGTAATGGTATTGGCTCTCCCACAGGGCACTTAGGTAGTTTCTTAGAGAAGAAAGCAGAGACTCAGATACAATTAGATAGAGATGAGAATAAGTTTGGTTGCATAACAGTATCTTGTAAGAGAAGCAGAAACACACCATTTGAATCATTTGACTTTAATTTAGATGAAAACGGAGTACCTAAGATAATTAGCCCTGATGAGCTACTTGGCTTTTAACTAATTTGTTAATAACTTTCAAATAAAAACTATGCAATAAGCATTATATTTATAGTACAAATTATAATTATGAAAGATTTCAGACCAAGATTAAAAGGTAAGATATTAAAGGCTTATCAGAACCTAACTAAAGTAGAGAACAGAGTTCTTGTTATAGGTGATTTACACGAACCATTTTGTTTAGACGGTTATTTAGATTTCTGTAAAGAACAGTATGCTATACACAACTGTAACAAGGTTATTTTTATTGGAGATGTTATTGACAATCATTACTCAAGTTATCACGAATCATCAGCAGATGGTTTAGGTGGTAAGTTTGAGTTAGAACAAGCAGTAAAGAAATTAGCTAAGTGGTATAAAGCATTTCCTGATGCAGATGTTACTTTAGGTAATCACGACAGGATCATTATCCGTAAAGCACAATCATCTGATATTCCAAGTAAATGGATTAAGGAATTCTCTGAGGTATTAGAGACACCTAATTGGAACTTTGTAACAGAAGTTTATTACGATGGTGTTAGGTATGTTCACGGAGATAAAAGTGGTAAACCTAAGATGGCTGCAAAGAGAGATATGGTATCTACTGTATCTGGTCATTACCATACAGACTTTTATTGTGAATGGATGTTTGGAAAGACAAGAGCTATCTTTGGTATGGCAGTAGGTTGTGGTATAGATAGTAAGTCTTATGCTATGGGATATATGCAAGGAGGTAAGAAAGAAGCGATTGGTCTTGGTATTGTATTAGGTGGTAAGATTGCTTTTAATGTAAAGATGGACTTGTAATGACAGAGCAATCTACTATAGATTTATTAAATAATATAAAAGGTATGAATCTTTCATTAGCATCGGACACTTATAGTTGTTACGATGCTTTTGACGTTAATTACATAGTTGAAATAAAGAATAGAAGAAAGTATTATTCTGATAAAATTATTGAAGCTATGAAGATGTATAGAAATTATCAGGAAGCACAAATAAAGGGAAAGACGTTTTTATACGTTGTAACAGACGAAAAAGGAATATGGGTATTCAACATATCAAAGAACATATCATCTATCGTTAAAACACCTGTAAAAGCCTTTAAATGCCCTAAGACTACAGATTTTAATGATAACGGTAAAATAGATAAGTATTCTTATGAGTTACCTGAATCAATGGCTAAACATATAAAGTATGACGCATAAGATAATATCACCTCTATTTGTAACGCTACCGAGAAAGACTGTAAAAGATAAAAGGATTGCTTTAAATATGAATACATATAGGAACTTACATCACAGAATAAGTAATGATGCTAAGAAAGCCTATTCAGAGGCTCTTAGAGAGCAGTTAGAAGGCTTATCTATACAAACACCTGTCGAGGTAACTTATAAGGTCTATAAAGCATCTAAAAGACGTTTAGACAAGATGAATGTGATTAGTGTAGTAAGTAAGTTCTTATTAGACTCTATAACCGAGTATGGTTGTTGGGAAGATGATAATGATGATTATGTAAAGACAGAGACTATATTGCCAACAGAATTAGATAGAGAGAACCCAAGAGTAGAAATAAATATAAAAGAGATTTAATGTTAGAAAAAATAGCAGTTCATCAAGAGTTATGGATTAAGATGCTTGTAAACTTAGGATGCGATATAACTCTCGCTAAAGACTTAGTTCAAGATATGTATTTAAGAGTTCATAGACTTGTTAAAAATCCTGAGAGAATAATGTACAAGGGAGATATAAATAGGTATTTTATATGGAAGACGTTAAGAAACTTATATTATTCTCATCTAAAGAAAGAAATGGGTAGTATCTTTTATAGGATATTAGAAAACGATGAAGTTGTTCAGTCAGAGTATAATATGGAAGAGGATGATGCTTTCAGTAATATAATGACTCAAGTAAGAGAGATAATATCAGAGTGGAGTGTTTATGATAAAAGGTTGTTTGAACTTTACTTTATACAAGGCTTATCATTAAGAGCGATATCTAAAGGTGCTAACATAGGGTTGACATCAATACACAATTCCATACTAAACCATAAAGCTATATTGAAAGAACATTTATCAGAGGATTTATTAGATTACTTTAACCAAGATTTTGACAAGATATGAGACCAGATAATTATTATTTAGAATTAGAGAAACAAGGGTACTACGAAACTATAGACAAAAGGTCTAAAGATTACAGAGAGTACAAAGAATGGAAAACATCTAAGAGAAGTGAAGACTATAATAAGTTAAAGCAGAATGTAGAAACACAATCAAAAGGTGTAGGTGATACAGTAGCTAAGATCACTAAGGCTACAGGAGTAGATAAGTTAGTTAAGTTTATAGCTGGTGAGGACTGTGGTTGTGATGAGAGACAAGTTCAGTTAAATAAGTTGTTTAGCTACAAAAAGATAAACTGTATCTCAGAAGATGATTATGCTTACCTAAGTGATTTTGTAGATAGAAAAACAAGTAAAGTAACTAATGATCAGAAGGTAAGACTGATTACTATACATAATAACATCTTCAATACCAATCAGAAAACTAACACAAGTTGCTCTCCTTGTATATCAGGAGTAGTAAATAAACTTAAAAAGTACTTGCAAGTTTATAAATAGTTTTGTAGATTTGCTTTAAATTAAAACAAACATATTATGAGGCAAAATAAAAACTACAAATTAAAAGAATTCTGGAACTACAAAATAAATCCAATAACAGGATGGATAGAAGAGAATAGAAGATGCGAAGCTAAGACATCTAAAGTTAGGGTTATAAACTTATGTAAAGAAGGTTAATTATGAAAGTAATATTTGATGCAGACAGTTTGATATACGCTTCTTGCTTTAAGAAGAAGGAGGATAGAGAATCAGCAGAGGACATATTTGAGACAGATATTAATGTTGCTTTTGATAAGTTCAGTAGTAACTTCGGTAAACTATTGGCTTTCTTAGAGGATTTAGTTCCTGTTGACGAGATTGTTTTCTGTAATGGTTCTAAGAATAACTTTAGGAAAGACATATCTCCTACATATAAACTTAACAGAACACAGAAGAGACCAGATATATTACTACCTCTACACGAAAGAGTTAAGTTTCATTACGATTCTGTTTATGGTGATGGTGTTGAGACAGATGATGTTGTAGCTACACTATGGGCAGAAGAGGTTGAAAAGAATGGTGTAGACTCAGTTATTATAATGTCTTTAGATAAAGACTACAAACAGTTCCCTTGTTGGTTCTATGACTACAATTACAAGAGAAGGGAGTTAGTTAAGATCAGTAAAGAGGAAGCATTGAATAACTTTTATTCTCAAATGATAATCGGTGATACTGCTGATAATATCAACTACTGTAAAGGTTATGGAAAGTCTTATACTAAGAAGTTATTTCAAGAGGCTAATAGCGAATATTCATTAGTTAGTAGAACCTATAGATTGTACAAGGAGATATATGGAGACGAGGCTAAGTCTATGTTTAACGAAGCTAAATCACTACTAACACTTAAAACCGATTGTTATGAGAACATTAAGCGATGAAGATAAAGACATCATAGAATTGTACTTTACAAATGCTATAATTGAAATACAAGAAGGTTGCCCTAAATACGTCTTAGAAGAGGTTTTAGAGCATTACGAAGAACAAGAGTACTACTTAGCTTGTGCTGGTATAAAGAAAGCCTTAGATTGGCATCATATGAATACTTTCACTAAGGTTATGGTAGAGATAGATAATATAAAAGAAAACAATAATTTAGATTAAAACAAACAATATGTTAGGATACAATAAAGATAATGCAGACGAATTAGCAAAAGACTTTGAAGAGTTAACAGGAATACAGTTAAATAGCGATTCAAGAGAGACAGATATAATGATCACAAGAACACTTTTCTATAAGATTTTAAAGGATTTAAACTTTATGAATGATAGGATGATCTCAGAATGGTTTGAGTTAAGAGGGGTTAACAAGGGTCGATCATCTATCACTCACGCTTTACATAAGATAGGTATCTACTACAAGTCTTATGCAGTATTTAGAAACAGGTATAATGTTTACTTTAATGATAGAGCAGAAGAGTTTTTGTCAATAGAGCAAACTCAAAAGAAGGCTATTAGAGACATTAAACAGAATCTAAACACAAGTATATCAAATAAAAATAAAGATGCTTTAGACATTCTTATAGATAGCGTTCCACAAGATAGAAGGGATGAGGTAAGAGAGATTGTTAGTTTAAGGATTAAATCTTGGAGTTGGAAGAGTAAAGATAAATGTCAGATAATACAAGGCGAGTCTGGTTTAGGAGGGCATTTCTAATATAACGTAAATAAATAAATTATGGGAATAATAATTATAGTACTTATAATAATAGTAATAAAAATAATAGTTACAATTAAAGAGAATTAATTATGAGAGGTACACAGCCACATTACGAGAACGGAAAAGATTACGACATCATAGATGTTATAAGAGATTACGAATTGAACTTCTGTAGAGGGAATATAATTAAGTATATTGCAAGAGCAGGTAAGAAACACGATGAACTACTTGATTTAATTAAGGCTCAAGACTATTTGAATAGAGAGATAGAACTATTAAGAAGTAAAGATAGTATAGACAGGTAAATGTTAAAGAAATGTTAAAATTTGTTAAAAAGTATTGTTAATCTAAAAAAGTATTGTAGGTTTGCTTCATAACAAAATAATATTAATAATTAAAAACAAACAAAATGATTAATCAAGAAATTAAAAGAGGAAAGTATAACCCTTATTACCCTTTAAGTGAATTAAAGATGGCATCTATAAATAGAGATACTGTTATCAAACACGCTGAAAACTTTAAATTAAAGTTAAAGAATTTTGGATGGATGATGCCAGTGGTTATATCATCAAAAGGAGATGTAATTGAAGGACATCACAGAATACAGTCTGCTAAATTTTTAAATCAATCAACAATTCCAGCTTACATAGTTGATTGGATTGATACTGATAAAGAAAAAGAACATTTAGATTGTATTATAAATTTAAACAATGGAAACAAGGCTTGGACTAATGTTGATTACTTGAAAGCGTTTGCTAAAGAAAACGAAGAGTACAGTATTGTTTATGAGGCTTATTTAAGACATAATAAAATGTTATCTGTAGGTAATATCATTAATTGTTTTTTTGGTCAATTTAGTGCTTCAAGATTTAAGAAGGGTAGCGCTAATATTAAAAATGAAGAATTAGCTTACTATTTACTTGAAAAATTATCTAATTTAGTACTAAAATACACAAAATCTAAGATACAGGCGTTTTCAATTAGAGAGTTGATTGCTATTGCTTACAGTAAAGAAAATGTAGATTATAATGTTATGGATTATATAATATCAGAATATGATGATATGGCTTCAATTAATCACCCTAAACTAACATCTATAACTGAATTTAAAAAGCACATACAAAGCAAGATAACTATGTACAATAATATAAAAAATCATTAAAATATGAATAATGATGTAAGTTTAAAGGAAATAGTGTTCTGTGATTTAACAATAAGTTACAAAAACAAAACCTATGAACTAAATAAATTGGTTTACAAAAATGATGGTAATATGTTTTATAATAAAAAGGTGTTATCTAAACTAAACATTTCAGAGCCAGTTGAGATTGTAGATATAAATATTATATCAAGATTAGGTTTTGAAAATCAATCAAAAGAATTTACAGAAGTAAAGGGTAGTGATGAAGTTAGAAATAAAATAACAGGTGCTTATGAATAAGATATACAACGAAAAGAATATAGATACTATGGATAGAATGGAGTCTAAGTCTATTGATTTAGTTGTTACCTCTCCACCATATAATATAATAAGACCTAATTCAACAGATAGAGGTTATGACTTGTATAAAGATGGTATGAGTAATGAAGAGTATATTGATTGGACTTTACAAATATTTAAAGGATTTAATAAGGTGTTAAAAAAAGATGGAATTGTTCTTTATAATATGAGTTACGGAACAGAGAACACTACCTTAATGAGTTTAGTTGTAGCTGATATTATTAGGAGAAGTGATTTCACTTTAGCAGACATTATCGTATGGAAAAAAAACTCTGCTACACCCAACAATGTATCTCATAACAAAATGACAAGAATAGTTGAGTATGTTTATGTATTTTGTAGGAAAGATGAGTTTCACACTTTTAACTGTAATAAAAAAGAGTTAAGTAAAAGGGAAACAGGTCAATCTGTTTATGAAAATGTATTTAATTTTATAACTGCTAAAAACAATGATGCCTCTACTGATTTAAATAAAGCTACTTTTAGTACTGAGTTTGTTAGAAAATTAATATCTACTTACGCAAAAGACAATAGTTTAATTTACGACCCATTTATGGGAACTGGAACTACTGCTGTTGCTTGTGTAATTGATGGTCATAGTTATTTAGGTAGCGAGATAAGTAAAGAGCAATGTGATTACGCTGAAAAAAGAATAAAACCATTTACATCACAATTAACAATGTTTTAAATAATTACAACAATGAAAGAACAACTAAAAGATAAGATATTATCAATAAGACCAGAATATTCAACAGAAGGGTTTTCATCGAACCCACTTCCAAATGAGGTTTCTATCTATTACGAAGGAGAAGATTTTACAATAGACTTATTCCTTGACATCAATGAAGTGTTAAGGATAGAGATATTAGAAGGAGAAGATATTTATGACTTATCTGATGCAGATGTTACCTTTCTATGTGGTTACTTATCAGGTCTATTGGAATACGAGATACAAATTACTAAGAACTATTATGATGCAGAAAGAGGTCAGCAAGACAACTATTACTACTATAGCTAAAAACATAATAAAATGACAGAAGTGTATAAACCTTTATTAGACGTGATAGTTAAATATATTAATGATTACGATAAAGATGTTGATATGAATTTAGCTAAAATAGATAGTACTGATTATGAGAATAAATCAGAAGTGTATATTAGTTTTGACAAGAAACAAGATGTAAGGCGTTTACTAAGTAGTTTGGAATTTGACTTTGAGTTAAAGCAGATATCTTTTGAACTTAATAATGAATATCAAGAGAGTTTCTCTGTGTGGGAATTCTATATTCTTTCTGGCACTTCTTTAGGAACTGTGAATATAGATGGTGAAGAAAATGATGTTTACAATGTGGAAACAAGGGTATGGTTAATAGATAGATATAAAAAAAGCATTTATCATCAATATTTAAACTCAAAAGAATGGAATATTATTAGAAATAAGATGTTAAAGTTTTCTGATTATAAATGCAGTAGATGTTCTGAAACAGAGAATTTACAAGTTCATCATTTAAATTATAACAGTTTAGGTAATGAAAGTTTAGGTGATTTAGAGGTTCTTTGTAATAAATGCCATCAAGAGGTTCATAAAATTAATGCCTAAAAAACAAAGAAAATAAATATTAATTTGAAAACAGATTTTTACGTTTTAAAAATAGATAGTTACCAAACTTATGATTGGTTAAAACATAAACACTATGCAAAGAGAATACCGAGCATTTCTTTTGCTTTTGGCTTATATGACCACAAAGACATATTGCAAGGTGTATGTACTGTAGGAAAACCAGCGTCTCCAAGTTTATGTGATGGGGTTTGTGGTAAAGAAAATAGTCGGTATGTTTTTGAATTAAATAGATTATGTGTTAATGATGGATTACCTAAAAACACACTATCTTTTTTTGTTGGTCAAATTCTAAAAAAATTACCACCACTAATAATTGTATCTTATGCTGATAAGGGTCAGAACCATAATGGTTATATTTACCAAGCAACTAATTGGATTTATACTGGTGCAAGTAAAGAGAGAACTGATATAGGTAGTGAAGATGGCTCACATAGTAGACATTATAATAAAAACATAGATTACAAAAAAAACAGAAAGTTTAGAAGTAGTAAACATCGTTATATAATTTTTACTGGCAGTAAGGGTAAAAAGAAATATTGGAATAAATGTCTAAATTACAAAATATTTAGTTATCCAAAAGGAGAAAATCAAAGGTATGATGCAACATATAAACCAAACACGCAAGGACTTTTATTTAAGTAAAAAAAACAAAACAACTACACATTAGTTATCATAATATGAGTAATTCACAAGAGATTAAGCCAACAGATGGTAGAAAAGGGAATAGTAGAAAGAAATCTATTCCCAAGCTACCTGTACCAGATAAAGAGAGGTCTAACAAACCTGCAATGAATACTGCTAAGAAGAATAGGAAGAAGCAATATGCTAAAAAAGCTATTAAGAACGTATTTGGGAGCGAAGTAAACGCTTTTGAGAGTTTAGCTAAAAAAGCAGAAGAAGGTAGCTATAATCATATGAAATTACTTATGGATTTTGCTTATGGAGACGATAAAGAGACTGTTAGCAACAAAGTTCAAGCACCTGTGATCAATTTCTTTGGAGATAGTGTTGAAGGTAAGAAGATTAAAGAGAAGATTATAGACGTAACACCAAAAGATGAGTAAGATAGACATACACGAGAAATATATACCTATTTTCAAGAATGAGAGTAGGTATTTTGTTGTTACAGGAGGTAGGGGTAGTGGAAAATCGTTTGGAATCAATGTTTTCTTGCTAAATCTTACTTATGAGGTAGGACATAAGATATTATTCTCTCGTTATACGATGATTTCAGCACATACATCTATTATACCTGAGTTTATTGAGAAAATTAACCTAATGGGTGTTCACGAAGACTTTAGGATAACTAAAGATGAGATTATGAACCTTAAAACAGGTAGTTCTATCATATTTAAGGGTATTAGAACATCATCTGGTAATCAAACTGCTGCTTTAAAGTCTTTGAATGGTATAACTACATTTGTAGTTGATGAAGCAGAGGAACTTGTAGATGAAAGTGTTTTTGATAAGATTGATTTCTCTATACGTTCACAAACTAAACAGAACAGAGTTATTCTTATACTGAATCCAACAACTAAAGAGCATTGGATATATCAGAGGTTCTTTCAGAACGAAAACGTATTGGCAGCATCTAATATGGTTAAAGGAGACGTTACTTATGTTCATACAACTTACAAAGACAATAAGAAGAACTTATCTGAATCATTCTTAGGTAGAATATACGAAATGAAACGTAAGAGACCAGATAAATATCAGCACCAAATATTAGGAGGTTGGCTTGAGAAAGCAGAAGGTACTATTATAAGAAAATGGAGGGTTGGAGACTTTATTCCTACAGAACTTACTTGCTATGGTCAAGATTTTGGATTTTCAGCCGATTTAACGACACTTGTGAAGATTTCTATAGATAAACACGCAAGAAAGGTTTGGGTTAAGGAAATCTACGGAAAAGCACATTTAAACACCTCTGAGGTAGCTACAAGGAATAAGAATGAGTGTGGTATGGATTTGATTATCTGTGATAATAGTGAGCCACGTTTGATCTCAGAACTAAAAACATTGGGTCTTAACATAAAGCCTACGATCAAGAAGAAAGGTAGTATATTATCAGGTATTGCTTTGATGCAGGATTATGAGATAATAGTAGATAGGGGTTCTCACGGAATAATAAGAGAGCTAAACAACTATGTATGGAAAGATAAGGGTGAAGCACCAATAGATAAATTTAATCATTTTTTGGATGCAATCCGTTATGGTATGATGTATTTAGTGCAAGGAGTAAACTCTGGAGTTTATGTGATAAGGTAAAAATAAAATGTTTAATATGAAGGGGGTCAATTAATTTTGTCTCCCTTTTTTTGTTTAATATAATGGGGTATGTTTAATATGGAGGGATGTTTAATATGATGCCCTATGTTTAATATGATGGGGGTCGTTTAATATGATGGGGGTAATTTTGTTATTTAGAATGGTTATAAATAGCTTATTTAGAATGGTTATAAATAGTAAATTTATTTGTGTATGTGAAAAAATTATTGTATTCGTG